AAGGACGAGCACACTGGTCTATGGCGAGCCGTCAGGCCCGACCCTAACAACCATAGAGTGCTTGATCCTTACGACGCAGCCTACAAGGAGAAATGGAAGGACGCTCCTCCGCTGATCCCTCCGAGGATGATCCTGGGCCGCATTGCCTGGGAGGACCGAGCCAAGGGTATTCCGAGGCTGGTGCGGTTCAAGAATGGCTGGACAGTGCTGTTCCGCTCCTCGGAAGGCAAGAGCCCTCGTGGTGAGCACTACCACATGGGCTGGATCGACGAGCAGATCAGCAACGAGAACTTCTACGTGGAGTTGGTCCGTGGTCTGGTGCAGCTGGGCGAGAGCGACAAGCATCGCCCCCGAGGCATCTGGAGCGCCACGCCGCAGGACTGCAACCTCCAGCTCTACGAGCTGCGAGAGCGAGCCAACACTGGGCAGGGTGACGTAGAGGCCTTCCAGCTTCACATTGACGACAACCCGTTCATTCCTGACGAGGAAAAGCTGGAGTTCTACAACAGCATCCCCGAGGAAGAGCGGCAAGTGCGGTATCACGGCAAATACGCCGTGGTGCTTAAGAGAGTCTACGGAGAGTTCAGCGCGACCGAAGGCGGACCACACGGATGTGAGCCCTTCTCGATTCCTCCTGACTGGACTCGCTACGTGGGGATTGATCCCGGCCGCCAGCACATGGGATCGGTGTTTCTGGCTGTTGATCCTGAAGAGCGGCACGTCTGGGTCTATGACGGCTTTGACTTGCAGGCACGGGACGCTGACTCCTGGGCTGCTGAGATCGCTGCCAGGCAGGGTGAGCAGCGCTTCGAGGCGATGGTCATCGACCAACAGATGGGCCGGCAGCATCCTCCTGGCGCTGGCCTGAATGTGGCTGAACAGCTCTGGCAGGCGCTCAAGAAGGCCAACGCACTACCCCGCAGGGAAGGCCCCCTAGCTGGGTTTTATCCCGGCAGCAACGACATCGACGCTCGCGAGAAGTCACTCCTGAGTTGGATGTCCATCCGAGCCTATGGACCATTTTCGGGCACGGCAAAGCTGCGTGTGATGCGCGGTATGTGTCCGAAGCTGGAGAAGCAAATCCTCAGAGCACGCATCGACCCGAAGACTGGCAAGCGCGCCAAGACCGAAGAGGACATCCTGGTCGGTCTCGAATACCTGGCAGCATTCGATCCTCGCTATTACGCACCAGAGGGGGTCAAGGACGAGCAGGTCTACGACGTGTGGCACGCCTACCAAGAGAAGCTGAAGCGAAAACCGCGTGGAGTATCAGCCCGCACACTGAGCACTGGCATTGAAATTGGCTAACCCGTAACCCAAGGAGAAGTACGTGAGTACCGATACTGTCAGAAAACCGTCGTTTGATTTCGGACAAGTCTACATTGGCTGCCCAGTGATTGTGTCGAAAGACCCTACCAGGAGCGACCGCACCATTGGCTACGTCACGGCCGTCAAGAGCGACTGCGTGGACGTGATTGCCCAGTATGGCGGCTGGAATGGGGGATTTCGCCCATTCGCTGACTGCTGGCACATCGACGACCCGCGCTGCACGGAACGGCCTGCCGTCTTTGAAGACGATCTGCGTGGTGTGTTCGAGCTGGCTCCGCAGGAGGTTGTTCGGCAGAAGTCTCTGGAGCGCCTGGATGGCTGCGAGCGCGTGCTCGTGGCATTGGCTGATCGCATTTCCGCCATCGAGGAGCAGCTCTCCAACATGCGCAAGGGTCGCAAGCCAGCGGCCGAGTAACCTGATAGGGAGTGTCCATGGCCAACAGCACGTTGCAGGCCATTGTACGGCTCTGGGAAAGCCAGATTGAGCTGTCGAAGAAGGTCAAAAAGCGGCAGTTCGACGACACGGCGCAGCGCGCGTGGGGCTTCTTGGGCAAGTCCTACAGGCAGCTCTACCTGAGTCAAGGCCAAGACGACAGCGAAGGCGTTTCGATGATGGCGGCCAAGGGGCCGTACTTCAAGGCCAGGCGTAACCTGTCCCGCGAGTACATCGCCCTGATGATGCCGTTCATCCATGCGAAGATTCCGCATCGTCTGGCAGAGCCTTTACGCCCGCCGCTCCCTCACGAACTGGGGGAGCTGCTGGGCAGCTACGTTTCTCCGCAGGTCACCATCGAAGAGCGCTTGCGCTCCTGGATGCTGACCTGGTGGCTGAACTACACGCCGAACGAAACCAACCTGACCCATGAGCTGCGCACATGCTTGCCTGAGGCGCTCGTCAAGGGTCGGGGGATTGTCTGGCACGAGATTGTGGACAATCCGATGGGGCCGATTCCCGGCAGCTTCTACGGCACCGTGGACGATCTCTTCATCGACCCGGACTGTGAGCAGTTCAGGGATGCTGCTTTCATTGTCCGCCGGCGGCGCAAGTCTGCTTGGAGGCTGGCTGAAGAGTTCGGCATTCCCGTTGGCCACCTTCGAGGGAAGGCTCAGAGTCACTACCAGAAGTCGCTGGAGAAGTCTGGCGCACTGTCGGAGCTGAATTCCGAGGACAAAGAGCTGCGAGACATCGTGGAATACTACGAGGTCTACAGCCGCATGGGCATTGGCGCGAAGCTCAAGGGTGCTGACGAGGCCCTCAAGGAGCAGCGAGAGACCCTAGAAACGCTCTCGCCCTATGTCTATCTCGTCATCTGCCCTGGCGTGCCATACCCTCTGAACCTGCCCGAGGACGTGCTGGAGAGCCCGGACAGGAAAGAGGAGATGCTTCGCCGGTTGGAGTGGCCGATTCCATTCCACCAGGCGTCTGATCCGTTTCCGGTAACCTGCCTTGACTTCTATCCCAACGCTCACGATCCATGGGCTGCATCGCCCCTGGAAGGCGCGCTCCCCCTCCTGGTCTTCCTGGACCACCTTTACTCCTACATCATTGGCCGCATCCGGGTTACCTGCCGCGACATCATCGTCACGTCTTCCACTCTTGGCGATGCCATCAAGAGCGCCTTGGAAAGCGGCCTCGATCAGGAGATCGTCAAGCATGAGGGGCCGGCAAGCGAGCTGGCCGAGCTGATCCACATTATCAAGTTCCCCGAGATGCGGGCCGAGCTGTGGAATGTGGTGTCTGCCCTTGAGCGGGCATTCGAGCGGGCCTCAGGCATGGACCCTCTGCTCTATGGCTCTGGGGGCAGCAAGCAGATGCGGTCTGCTCGCGAGGCAGACATCCGGGAGGGGCACGTCACCTCCAGGCCTAACGACTTTGCCGACATGGTTGAGGACTTCAACAGCCGGATCGGCGCTAAGGAAGCAATAGCTACTCGATTGTTCGTGCCTCCACCTTGGCACCTCTTCGGCGAGAATCCTCCCGAAGACCCAGAGAACCCTGATTACTCGCACGCACCGTTGAGCGCTGCCTGGGCGGCATACGTCAACACAGACGATCCCGTCCTGGCAGCATCGTACATGCGCTACCGGGTGGAGTCTGGCAGCGGCCGTCGCAAGAACCGCCAAGCGCGGATCGCTGATGCCCAGAACCTCACCCAGCTCTTGATTGGCCCAGCGCTGCAACTGGCTACGGCAGGCAGCCCGAACCAGTGGAACACCCTTATGGACATTCTCGGCGAGATGTACGAGATGCCCATGGAACGAATGAAGATCGCCATGCAGCAACAACCGCAACTGATGCTGCCACAAGGCCAGCCCGGCAACTACCCAGAAGGAGCACCCACATGACCGAGGAGTTCATCTACAAGTGCTGGAAGTGCAAGCTCTACCGAATACGTGCTGAGCATGACCAGCAGGACCAGCTAACGCTCAAGTGCCCTCGCTGCCGCGTAACACTCTTGCAGACTCGCCGCGCTCCCGGCGTTCAAACAGACTCGACGTTCATGTCTGGCTCGCACGTCGATGATGGCTGGGGCAATGACAATGCCTCCAGGATGGCCGCCAGGGCTGCTGCTAGGGCCGCAGGTGTGAACCCCGAGGGCAAGAAGTACCTGCCCGGCCTTGCCAAGAAACGCTTCGATCCAGCCGCATGGGTGAGCGGCAAGGGCGACGTGATCCGGCGCTGCAAGGAAGAGGGCTGGGGATGTAACGGCAGTGTCAGCGTGGCTGCTCCCACACTGGACGAGCCGAATCCCCTTGAGAAGCCTTACCGGGTGGCCCCACATCTCGTTGAGCGAGAGGTCAACCGCATCGTGGCTGAACGCAATGGGGACGTGTCTCCCAGAGAGCGCGCCGAGCTGGTCGAGGCTACCAGCACAAGAATGAGTGGCATTCAGGAGTAAGCCGTGGCCGAGACAGCGATCCTCACATTCGCAGACTGCATTGACGCTCTGGCTGACTTTGCCCGTATGAGTGGTGGCGTCAGCGTGGCGATCCCCGCTCTGAAGCGTTGTGTGCTGGCTGCGTATGACGAGGTGGCTGCAGCGCATGACTGGCGCTCCCTGAAGCAGATGATGCGGATCAACCTCCGCAAGCCGCAAACGGCAGGCACGGTCAGCTACAACGCCACCACACGCGAGCTGACGCTGACTGGTGCTACCTGGCCCTCCTGGTCGCAGGACGCATCTGTGCGGATCGACGGCGTGCTGCATGACGTGGACACAGTGAAGACCACGACCG